CCTTGTAAAAAAAGTACAAGCAGCTTTCTTAGGTGTACAAGGTAAGCAATGGCATCATATATTTGGGAATAAAGAAGCTGGTGAGTTTTTACTAAATTCAGTATCGCAAGATCCTGTTGTAGCAGCTAATTTATTTAAACATATGGAGAATTTGAATTTAAAGTCCGGTGCAATAGCAGAAAACATGGCTTTAATGCGTAATGCTCCACATAATTCTTGGCATAGATTCATGGAAGACATGGGTATTGAGCCTAGAGTTAAAATGAAAATAGGTGAAACACTGGAGAAATTAAAAGATAGAAACTTATTAGCACAACAAGATAAAGCAGGTAGATACGTCAAACCTGAATTACGTATTTCAAAATCAACTGGTAAAAATCAACCTTTTAAATATACTGCACCTTTAGATGTTGCAGATTTTGGACATGCAATTGCTGAAGGAATACAGAAGGGTACTACAGATATTAACGAACTATTCACTTTCTTAACAGTTTATCATAAAAAATATGTACCTTGGATGAAGCAACAGCTTAAAGATCCAAAATATGCAGCAGAGTTTCTATCTGATCTACCAGATGGTCCAGAGAAAGCACTTTTATTAGGATTATATCAAACTAAAAAAGGTCCAGGTCTTGCTTCAACTGGTACTAGAGGTATGAAGAATAGGACTAGTCAATCGTTAGCTATAAAAAAGACTAAGCTTCAGTGGGATGAGACAGCACAAACTGCATTCAAACAAATGAAGGCAGGTAATCTCCCTGAAGCTAGATGGCGTAAATCAAATATAGAATTTACTTGGGCACCTAAAGATCTAGGTGGTAAAGGTAGAGGATATATTGATGTTATTAAAGATGTTGCTGGTGATGACGATTACTTTGCTTTACAAAAACAATTCTTTGAGAAAATAAAAACCTTACCATCTGGTACTGAATGGACACTAGAAGCTGATACTGCACAGAAGTATAGATTATATAAACGTATGTTCAGAGGTGATCCTAGAATTACTCCAGGTGGTGATACAAAGCTACTTAAAGAACGAGGTATAGATCATTTCGTACTTAGAATACCATGACAGATACCTTAACCGCCCTACAAGACGATTTTAAGCTGTTCCTACAAGCTTTGTGGGATCAGCTAGACCTTCCATCTCCAACAAGAGCACAGTATGCTATTGCAGATTACCTTCAGAGTGGTCCCAAAAGACTTCAGATTCAAGCCTTCCGAGGTGTTGGTAAGTCTTGGATTACTGGTGCTTTTGTTTT